TCAGAAATTTCGATCATCTTTCAGTCCCTCAACGCCGCGCTGGCGCAGGCCGTCGATTACGCTCGTTTCCGGGACATGATCGACAAGGCTCCTTATTTTCGAGACACGTTTCCTTTCGACCATACGCGGGAAAGCGAAATGCGCTTCCCGAACCGCATCATCGTCAAGCCTATTTCTGGATCGGACAAGGCCGCCATCGGCCAAAACGTCATCGGTGGCGTGATTGACGAAGTGAACTTCATGGCCGTGGTCGAGGACTCGAAGCAGAATGCTGACGGCACCGCGTACGATCAGGCCCATCAGAATTACAATACGATCGCGCGACGCCGTGAGAGCCGCTTCATGGTCAAGGGCTGGCTGCCGGGCATGGTATGCTTGGTTTCTTCGAGGAACTATCCCGGACAGTTGACTGACAAGATCGAAATGGACGCGCGCACAAACCCGCGCATTTACGTCTATGACCGGAAGCTTTGGGACTTGCAGCCAGATCGCTTTTGCGGAGACAAGTTTCGCATCTTCATCGGGGACGCCGCGCGCAAGCCGCGCATCTTGACAGACGAAGACGTGATCCCCGAGGAAGACCAGTCCTTGGTCATGCTGATACCCATCGAATATCAGATGGGTTTTGAGGGAGACATGCTCGCGCGCTTGCGCGACGTGGCCGGCGTATCGACGTTGGCTATTCACCCCTTCATGCTGAACACCGATGCAGTCGCGCGGTGCTTCGGTCGTGTCCAGTCGATCCTATCGCTCGATACCGCTGACTTGGTGAGCAAGAAGCCCATGTGCTTCCCCGAGCGCTTGGCTAACCCCAACGAACCGCGCTTCATGCACCTTGATCTTGCGACCTCGAAAGACAGCGCAGGAGTCGCGATGGGGCATATCGATCACTTCGTCAAAATGAAGCGTGGGGATTACGCGGAAGACTTGCCGATCATCCGTTTTGATTTTGTCCTTGAAGTGCCGCCGCCAAAGGGCGGGGAGATCGTGTTCGCGGACATTCGTAGCTTGATTTATTTCGTCCGTGACACGTTGAAAATCAACATCAAATGGGTGACGTTCGATCAGTACCAGTCTGACGATAGCCGGCAGATATTGCAGCGCGAAGGTTTCATTTGCGGCAAGGCTACGGTGGACAGCGACACGTTCGGATATGACCTCACTAAGCAGGCGTTTTATGATGGTCGCATACTCGCGCCGGTCCATGCCAAGGCCCAGAAGGAAATGGTGAGCTTGGAACTTGACGTAAAGAAGCAGAAGATCGACCATCCTCCGAAAGGATCGAAGGACGTTGCAGACGCCATGGCCGGCGTTGTGCTCGGCCTCATGAGGATGCGCGATAGCTGGACCAAGCACGGGATACCGGGCAACCGAATTCCGACGTTCTTGACTGAGCCGCGCGGCAAGAACGATATCGCTGCGCGCGAGAAGGAGGAGTTGATGGCTATGCCGTATATCGACCGCCTCCGCACGCAAAAGGGCTTAGTCACCATGCGGTCGGAAGATGAGTGATTTTCGATTTTTCAATGACACGGGGCAAGCCGTGTTTTGTGCTGCGCTAGACAAGCGCAAAGTCCCCTATACGGACAACGGCTACGTCGTTACGCCAGCGTTCGAAGACCCCACTTTTGAAACACTCGCCAATCAGAACGGCGGGCAATTGGAGACGGAAAATGAGCGTTCAGGTGTTGGAACCTCGGGCCTTTCAGGTGCGGGACTCGAAGATATTGGAAATGTGTCTGCCCGCGCACATGCTGATATTGGCTATCGAGGAATGCCAGAAGACAGGCTTTACGATCAGGGCGGACGTATTGCACCATTTGTCTGTCGCATCGGTCAAACCGTTAGCAAGTCTGGACATGTTCAACGTCGCACGTCTCGCGGCCAGAGTGGAGGGGACGGCAGTTTCCATGATGCGCGACCTAGCAGCGGGAGAGCCGAGGCACGCCCTGTACGTGTGCGCCATGTTCCCCCTGCTCCTAGTGGACGAGGGCCTCTTGGACGATAAGACGTGCCAAGCCGTGCTTGTCGCTTTGCTGCTCATGGAAGACGCCAAGAACGATGACCCTGACGTTGACGGTCTCAGGCCGGTGTGGTCAGTTAACGAAAGGTTGTGGCGCAAGGAAGCCGGCTATCTTATCACGCGCGCCCAGCTTCAAGGGCTCTACACGCGTTCAGTGCATTGACGAAATTCGTTCGTTGAACGGATCGGGACGGCGCACCGTCGAAGAGACAGATAGGAAGACAGATATGTTCATCAAGATTTACGATCCGAAACCACAGTTGTTTTCGATCATCGGAGGACACGACATAACCGGCGTGGACTTCCATACCGACAAGGAACAGGATACGCCGTTGATTTGCACCGTATGGCGCGAAGGCAAAGGCTGCTCTACGTATCCGGTGTCCGGTGACGCTTGGGTGATGAACGATGACGGAAAGACGATCGACCATTTTCAGGCCGAACGTCCAGTCGTCGCTTAACTGATTTTTAACCATCATGGCACGTCGTACTTGCAAGAGCCGTACGGCGTGCTATGTTCTAATCAACACCGTGATTGAACAGGAAGTTCAACGATGACCGACTACCTTCCCATGTATGATTTTTCGGACACCGGTTGCCAGTGGCAATCGTCGGACGCTTCGGAAACGAAGCGCGTCCTTGGCGGCAAGGGTGCCGGCCTTGTGAGGATGGTCAATGATGGAATGCCGGTTCCTCCTGGTTTCACCATCACGACGGACGTTTGCAATAAGTTCCGCGTAATGAAGAAGGCCGGCGTGACGACGGCTGACGTGTCTTTCATTGATGGTTTGGTCGCAAAGACCATGGAGCACATGGCGACCCTCGAAAAGAAGTTCGGCTTCATGCCTCTCGTTTCGGTCCGCTCTGGCGCGCCAGTTTCTATGCCCGGCATGATGGACACGATTTTGAACGTCGGCCTCACGACAAGCAACGTCGATAGCTGGGGGGATAAGATTGGCGAGCGCGCCGCGTTCGACAGCTACCGTCGCTTGATAACGATGCTCGGCGCAACGGCGTTCGGTGTTCCGATGGCCGTGTTTGACGGCGAGTTGGCCGCAATGAAGGTGCTCGATAAAGCGGTGCTCGATACCGACCTGACCGTTGGCGCTTTGAAGGCGGTCAGCTTTTTGATGACACAGAAGTTTCAGGCCGCGACGCAGAAGGAATTCCCCAATACTTTGGGGGCGCAGTTAGCTGCCGCCATCTTGGCCGTGTTCGATAGCTGGGAGAGCCCCCGCGCCATTGAGTATCGCAAGCTGAATAGCATCCCCGATGACATGGGCACCGCCGTTACCATACAGGCGATGGTGTTCGGCAACATGGGCAAGTCGAGCGGAACCGGCGTCCTTTTCACTCGCAACCCGTCAACTGGCGAGCCCGGCATGTTCGGAGAGTTTTTGGAGAACGCCCAAGGTGAAGACGTGGTGGCCGGCATCCGGACCCCGCATCCCGTTGAAGGCATGATCGGCAAGTGGAATTATAACACGAACGGCCTCGACTTTACTTGGCCCGACGTTCACGCCCAGCTTTTGGCGCTCTGCTCGAAGCTGGAAACCATCTATAATGACATGGTGGACATTGAGTTTACGGTTCAGCAGGGCAAGCTTTATATCCTGCAAAGCCGCTCTGGAAAGCGCTCGGCGCGCGCGGCCTTCCGCATCGCGGTAGACAAGGTGGGCGCTGGCGAGTGGACCCGCCTTGACGCTTTCAAGAAACTTTCGAGCGAACAGTTCAAGACGCTGCGCCGCCCGCAGATTGATCCCGATTACAAGGTCAAGCCAGATTTCACCGGCATCCCCGGTTGCCCCGGCGTCGTGACCGCGCAGCCGGTGTTTAGCTCGGCCGATGCGGTCGCCGCCAAGTTCGATTGCATTCTGGTGACGCACGAAACCAGCCCTAACGATATCGCCGGGATGGCGAAGGCCAAGGGCATTCTAACCGCCATGGGCGGTGCTACCAGTCACGCCGCCGTGGTCGCCCGCGCAATGGACAAGACTTGCGTGGTTGGCGTCGGGCCGCATATG